CAAGAGTAAGGGTAAGGCCATGCTCAGAGAATTACGCAAGGACGGAGAGACCACGGTACCCGTAACGCGACAGGTTATAAACCAACCGCGCATTAAGGCTTTAAGCCCGGACGAAGACGTATTTTTTCCCTCGTGGACAATTGATCCACAGCAAGCTCCGTATTGTTTTCACGTATTGAAGATGACGCCGGAACAGTTGAAGGCGAAAGTAAGCTCCGAAAAGTGGGATGAGGAATTTGTAGACGCGGCAATAGATTCCAATGCTCGTGGCGAGGATAACTCCGGCAACAATTGGAGACTCCGCGACAACTTGGACGTCACCGACGTGGATGACCAAACGATAGATATTGTTTATACCTATCAAAGACTTTTGGATGAGGATAACATCCCCGGAATATTCTGCACGGTCATGTGTCCATCCGTACCTGAGTTGTACGCAAAGCACACCCTGCTGGATTACGCGAATGGTCAATACCCACTGATCGTAACCAAGCTGGAGGAAACTTCAAAGCGGATGTACTCAAGCCGCAGTTACCCCGAATTGTGTGAGTCGCTTCAGCAAGTGCTCAAGGTAGAAACCGATTCACTTATTGACCGCACTTCCCTAGCTACTTTACCACCACTGTCCCATCCGATGGGACGCGCCCCATCCTCATGGGGGCCGGGTGTAAAAGTGCCATACCGCACACCTGGAGAGACTCATTTTGCGGACACCCCAAGGTTTGATCCGGGCAATATTGAGATCCGTAGATTTATCACCCAGAGCGCAAACAACTATTTCGGGCGTAACGCACAGGGCGTTGACCCCGTGGAAGCTCAAGCCAAGCAGCAAGCAATTGTAGACAAGGTATTCTCGCATCTCAAGCAAGTCTTGGATCAAGTGTATAGCCTCTACCAACAGTACGGGCCTGACGAAGAGTTCTTTCGGGTAACGGGCGTGAACGACATTCAGAAGTTCGCCAAGGGCGCACCGGGTGAACGGTTTGATTTTTGGTTACAATTTGACGTGGCAACCCAAGACCCCACCCAAATGGTGGAGCGTGTGAAAGCCATCGCGGAGCTAGGTGGTATGCTGGACAAGAACGGCACTCTGGACACGGAGAAGCTACTACAGATAGCCGTAGGGCAGTTATTGCCCGGAGCGGCTGACAGCGTAATGCTACCCACTGAGACTGCATCCGCGAAAGCGATGGACGAGGAACGGCAAACAATCGCAGAGATTTATGCCGGCGTACCGCCCAACGTCAAAGAGGGTGATGCGCATGAAGCGAAACTACAGATTTTCCAGCAATGGCTACAACAACCTGACATTACTCAAAAGGTACAGCAAGACCCTGCACTTCAAGAGCGGATTGATACGTACCTGAAACAGCGTCAGATGCAGATTCAGCAAAAGCAAAACGCCCAAATTGGCAGGTTAGGCACTGCTCCTACTCCATACGGTCAGACCGGCGAGGGGTAAGAAAGGAACTGGATGCCAGATTAATTGAAACACCTTCAGCAAGAATGGTACTGGATTGTCGCGTTGGTATTGTTCTTCCTTGAGAGAGATGTGTTGACCGATACCTTACTACTCATCTTAGGCATCATTTATAACGCCACCCGCTAATGCTCAAGAAATTCATATCCAGCCTCACTAAGACTTACCACGAGTTAGACACCAGTGAAGTGATCAAGGCATTGGCGATCATTCGCGAAGAGCCACACTTCAAGCAATTCATTGAGTTCCGTGAAGCTCAACGGGAAGAGGTCATACGCCACTTGGGGGCGGAGACGGAGACCAACCGACACTTCTTACTCACGGGCAAACTGGAAGCCATAGACCAAGAGTTGGACATGATTAAGACCCTTTCGTAGCTTCTACACTACCACTTAGCCTTTTCTCTGCGTAGCGGGGGAGGGGCTTTTTTGTGCCATGCTAATGAGAACCGATTCTCAATAAGATTGCCATACCAGTTACAAGAAGCTACATTATGCAACATCTGAGGCAAACGCCTCTGTCGTATTATGGAAACAGAAGTACACGAGGAAGTCTCCGAAACCTCTCAAAATTCGGTGGAAGTTGAAACTAGTCCGGAGGGTAACCTCACGATGGCTGAATTTGCGGATTCATTACTGAAGAAGCGAACGACACCGGAAGGAGAACTTGAAGGCGCGGAAGGAGTAGAGGAAACCGCTGAACAATCTGCGGAAGAATCCGATCCCGATGCAACGGAAGTCATGGAGCAAGACGTGGAGCAATCCGCTGAACCGCCCCCAGAAACGTCCGATGTTCTTTCTAAATTCAATGTAGACCTTGATTCACTCTCAGAAGCGGAATCAACGGCACTCGCAAAGCAACTGAATGCTAGTGCGGTGAAAAGGTTTGGCAAGCTTACGGCTCAGAAAAAAGCCCTAGCTGCTGAAAACCAAGCACTGCAAGAGCAAGCACAGCAAGCACAGCAAGCGCCGCAACCTGCATCAGCACCTGCCTTTCTAAGCGAAAACGCTTTGTCCGGGGCAAGTAATGACCAGCAGCTACTTCAGGAAGTGGAAAATCTCAACTCACTCGTAGAGTGGGCGGAGGAAGGAATGGAGAATGAGGCGCAGTACGATGACGAAGGTAATGAATACGTCGTCAAAGATGCTGACAAAACATACTCCAAAGCCGACCTCAAGAGAATCCGAAACAACGCTCGCAAGATCATTCGTAAGGATGCTCCCGCGAGACAAGCTTGGATCAAGGAACGCACTAGCTCTGACCAGCAAGCCATCCAGACCTTTGAATTCTTGGGAGAACCTGAGAGCGAAGATTATGCGATGTTCATGCAGGTCAAAAATAGCGCGCTCTACAAACCTTTGGTAGACCACTTACCTAACTCCAACTTCGCGTTGGGACTCATGGTGAAAGGTCTACGTTCCGTACAAGCTGAACAAGCGGCTGCGGGAAAGCCTAAGAAAACGAATAAGCCAAGCGCGCCATCCGCAATCACGGAAGCTGCACCGGGAAGATCGTCAGGGCCAAAGGGAGAAACGAAAGCACGGAAGTCACTGGAAGCGGCTCATGCGCGATTTCAGAAGTCAGGCAACATGGCGGACTACACCGATTACCTAAAGCTCAAGCGAGGGTAGCATAATTTAATAATCATCAAAATATAAGGAGGGCCACCTAAAATGGCATCAAGCACAACTTACAACACGGCAGGAAATAGAGAGGATTTGACCTCAATCTTGACCATCCTAGAACCCGAATCTACGCCCCTGACATCACTTGCTTCAAAGAAGAAAGCCACTGGCACTTACTTTGAATGGCAGGTAGACGATCTCAGCACCGCAAGCTTTGACGGAGTCAGCGAAGGTGAAGATGTTACGTCATTCACAAATCAAGCTGCTAACCGCACTCGCCTAGCAAATTATGTCCAGAAATTCCGCCGGAGTTTTATGGTTTCGGACATACAGCAGTTAGTAAATACCGCTGGAGTCTCCAACGAGTTTGCCAATGCTGAAAGCAAAGCAATACGGGAACTGAAACGTGATTTTGAAGCTGCAATTTGCTCTTCTCAGGATCAACAAATAGAATCCGGTGCCGGAAATCCGTATAAGACTCGCGGCATGTTCAAGTGGCTCGGAGTAGGTGGTCAACCCGCCGACGTTCCTACAGCTTTCCAGAATGTTGCCAACGATACCACAGCCACGCAGGACGAAACGACCTTCAATAGCGTTCTTCAAGAACTCTACGAAGCTAACGGAATGCCCGGTGGTCAACTCACGCTCATAGCTGGGCCGGGGTTAAAGAGTCAGATCTCAGACTTCAGTCGCGCAACCGCCGGCGTGCAATCAACTTACCAAGTTACCCAAACTGCTGAGTCCAAGAAGATCACACTATCCGTGAATCTTTACGAGGGCGATTTTGGGAACGTGGCTATTGTGCCGTCCGTGTTTCTTTTGCGCACAAGTGGTTCTGCCACAGTGGATTCGGACGCTGGCTTGCTCATTGATCCGGAGTACGTGTCTATCTTCACGCTCAAAGCGGAATCCCGCAGCGAGTTGGAAGACCAAGGAGGTGGCCAACGAGGCTTTGCGGATTTGATAGCGGGAATATCCTGCGACTCGCCTAAAGCGCACGGTTACTTCAACTGATCTTAAATCTTAACAAGGAGGAATAATTAAATGGCTAATTACACAGCAACACTCGCGAAGTCCCGTAAGACGACACTAAGCGCTCAAGCTAGGGCGTATTCGGGATTCACTCATAAATGGACAATAAAGTACACTGATATTGACGATGACAGCGCAAGCACCACCGGGGACACAATTACCGTGGCTTTGGGGGATACGCCTACTGACTACGTCATAATGAGGGTAATGGCGAACGTCACAACGGCATTCGCCGGTGGTGGCACATTAACGATGGATGTCGGAACTGACGGTGATGAAGATGCCTTCATTAACCTACAGGCAGTCACGGCAGTCGGCCCTATCATTGCACTAGGGGCTTTACCTGTCACGGTTGGCCCAACTTTCGCCGCAGCATCAGATGCGTTGCAAGCGCACTTCATTAACTCAGTCAGTAGTAATCCGGCTGCACTCAGCGCAGGGGAAGTGGACATCTACTTGTCAATGATTTCTGCAAACGACGTAGGCTAATTTAGTTTACTCATATTGGGTTGCCGCAGTGCGTTTGGGGAAGCGTACTGCGGCTTTTTCCCAACTACGAAAACAGACGATAAACCACAATGTCAGAAGTATTCATTCCGAAGTGGAAAGATGGTAACG